CGCAATTTGCGCATTGATGTGGAACACCATACCGTCTATCGTGGGAAAGACATGATTAGTTTAACCCGCAGAGAATACGACCTCCTAGCGACCCTGATGGGAAGCAAGGGAGCGGTAACACGTGAGCAGTTAACAGAAGTAGTTAGCCAACATAACACAGATATTTCATCTCATCCAGCGATTACGGCTATGATTGCCAAAATCCTTGGTGCAACTAACTGGCAAGAAAATCCAGTTGCTACATTGAAGGATATAAAAAATCTCCTTGGGATGGGAGGTATTGTTGCGTCTAAACTTGATGCTAACGCTGGCTTTGTTAAATTTGCCAACAATTTCACTATCCAGTGGGGACGAGATAACTATGATTCTGATGAGAATAGTCATTGGGTTACATTCCCCATAGCATTTAAAGCGTGCTATTCAGTAGTACCATCGATTATTGGGCCTTCTAGCGATAGCATTAAAGTTTACGATATCAACAACACTGGGTTTGAGAAAGTTTCTTATTTTAATTTCCGAGTAGAACATAGCACAGTCTCAAGACCGTGTCTTTGGATAGCAGTTGGTAAAGCTTAATGCCCAGTGGATATTATTTAATGCTTATAATCAACCCAAGCCTTGGACTGTGAGCTATCCGATAGAATTTGCTAATAAAACTATCGCTGTTTCTGCGACTAGATATAACGGTGAATATGCATTTTCTGAAATCATTTTATCGACTTCTAGAAATCAGCTCACCTACAAGGACAGCGATTATAGAGGGCAGCAAGGCGTCGGCGACCAGATTATGTTCATTATCATTGGTAATTAGCTAATCCCCAAGCACAGCCATGTAAAGTTACCTGCGTTACCTCTGTTTGTTAAAAAACGTATAGATGTTCTATTATTATTTGAAAAACCACTATTCCAAGAAACATAGAACTCATCGCCTCTTGTAGTCGTATTTGCGCTATCATCTGTACACAATGCGACTAAAACATTACAACTGATAGGTAATGTTACATCACAATATGTGTTTTGATTTAAAAACCAAGTCAATCCCCACTGGGGAGTTATTTTAATAATTCTATGGCTTTTCGTAGTTCACGAATAGTCTTATGCGTGTATACCCTGGTAGTGATATCGCCTTGTTTGTGTCCGAGTAAGGAGCGTAACGTGTTAGGTGGTGCGACCGCATCAAGTAAACTTGCAAATGTATGACGAGTATCGTGGATAGTATGCTTACAATTTAACTGTTTCATAATATCCTTGAAATGCTTATGGAATGTTGTGTAGCTTATAGCAAACAGATACTCATCAGTATCTCTATATAACTGTTCTATTAGTGGCATGATTCGGTGATGTATAGGAATGATACGACCTTCGCCAGCTTTCGTTTTAGCGTGTCTTACGATGAGGTATGATGATCGTCTATAAATATCTTGCTTGCGTAAATTAAGGAGTTCACCTATGCGGAGGCCAGTGTATAGCAGTATTAAAATCATATGGGAATAAGAAGTGTCAATTGCCCATAATTTGTTGATTTGTTGGCGAGTAAATACCTTTCTCTGAATTGTTGGTATGTTGGGGCCTAGTTTTAAGTGTAGGGTGTAATTCGTGATAGCGTAATCCTTGATGATTGCGTAATTAAATAATTTATTAAGTAGTGTACGGACTTTCTTGCAAGATGAGTAGGAAAGTCCTTTTACGTGCATGGAATTAATCACATTCTGAAGGTGCTGAAAATGAATATTCGTGATAGGCATATCCGATATGTTGGATATGTGTTTAAAAGCAATGTGATAAGACTTAACAGCGCTATCAGAAATAGACTGCGAGTGAATAGGCAACCACTCGTTAAATAGTTGCCTTAATGTAATGGTATTGCGTTGTCTACGGTTTAATATAACAGCGTAACGGCGCATAATTTCACCTCCGAAAGGATACTACTATGAATCAATATGTATTTATTTTAAATGACAAAGGGGAACGAATTACCTCCTTGTGTGATAACACGTTGAGCCGTGATGATATTATGGCTCAGGCTGAACATGATTACCCAAATGCACAATATGTGTATGCTGCAGATGGCGATGCAGTTCTTGATGAATTTATGGAGGGTAAGTTGTATGTAAACGGAAAATTCGTTGCGCCTGATCCGTATGTTCCAACAAAGGAAGATAGGGTTAATGCTATTAAATCTGAATACGAGCCTCGATTTAAATCCTTAGAAGAAGCTCAACGCCGATTGCTATTGATGGGTAAACCTACCTCTGCCATTAGCGCACAATATATCAAGTTAAATACCGAAATGGTAACTCGTATTAAGGAGGTGCAGTAATATGCCTAAATTTATTGGAGAAAGCAAAGTACCAGTAATGGAATTCTGCGAATATTGTTGGGAAGTACTTAATGATGATGGTACTTGCCCTACGGAGGATTGTATCCATAACGAATTAATGGGCGAGGTACACGAAGATGAAATTACCAGTCGAACATAATATCCAGGTGTATCAAGGCGAATACATTGCGTTGACTATTGGATGCGATACAGTAGTTAATGCGGAGGATGTATTCGCCTGCATAAGAAGGTATAGCTGGGACGATGAAATAATAGAACGTTTTGTGATTACGAATAGTACATCTGAATTATTAGAAGGAGAAAAGAGCAAACTCAATCTAACATTAGATACTAATTCGATTGATAGCGGTACTTATTATTGGGATTTGTTTATTTGGGCAGGTAATCGACCTGTTAAATGTTTAGTCAAAGGTAAGATTATTATCAAACAAGGTATTAGTAATCGAGGTAAATAAAATGAGCGAAAATACTATTAATATTTATATGGGTGCAGAAGATAAAGTTGATGTTAAAGATGCAACTCAAATTATTAAATTGCAAGGGCCAAAAGGCGACCCTGGTCCTAAAGGTGAAGATGGAGTACAAGGACCGAAAGGCGAGCCGTTACGTTTTGAGGAATTAACCGAAGAACAAAAACTAGAATTAAAGGGAGAAAAAGGCGATAAAGGCGAACAAGGTATTCCCGGCCCTAAAGGCGAGCCTTTTAAATATTCTGATTTTACACCGGAACAGCTTAACGCACTCAAAGGCCCTAAAGGTGATACTGGGGAAAACGGAGAACCAGGCCCTAAGGGCGAGCCGTTTAAGTACACTGATTTTACTAAAGAGCAGTTAGCCGCTTTAAAAGGTGAACGAGGAGAAAAAGGAGAGACTGGTGAGCGTGGCCGTAAAGGGCCACAAGGTGATAATGTAAACCTTGAAACTGTCGCTAAAATTAAAAATCTATTACTAGACAATAATGTATTTGTGAAGAGTGATAGTCTTGAAGGTATTCTTCTTGAATTTATAACAGCTCAAGCAAACGGTTTAAATTTAATTAAAGATGATGGTATATATGAACCTTACATTAGAGTTTCTGAAGGCATGGTGCAAATTACATATCTTACATCCCTACCATTTCAAATTAACGATGGTGAAGTCCAATACATGGAAGGACAAAATGTAGAACGACCTTTACCATCTACTACAGAAAATACAACGATTAAATTTTACAATGCACGAATGAAGCTGATGTACACAAAAGTTATAGAAGTATTATAAGAAAGGAGTGCCTATGTGGACATGGCAATTTGAACTTAATGATATCCTAACCACATTATCTATAGTTGCGGTGGTTGCTGGACTTGGATATAAAGTGTTGGTTATTCCGTTGCTTGAAAAGTTAGATTTGCAAAGACTACAAGATAATTTAATGATTCAAGAGAAAATGGGTAGCTTAATTGAAACGTTAAAAGATCTAAAAGAAGAAATTAAGTTATCTCGTGAGCAACGCACAAAGGCATATACCGAGCATGTGAAATTAACCTCACGTGTGGATAGCATTGAATCTCGAGTTGATGATATTAAGGAGGAGCTACATGAACATACCACCAAATCTCATCAATACCGTTAAAAAATCATATCAATCTGTAAGGGTGGCTAACATCCACCCAACAGGTGTTTTAGCTACAAGGGTACTAGTACTAATCATGCTAGTACCTATTTTATTGGTGATAGCTCAGTATGTTATGTCATTTGTTAGCGGGTACGTATCTGACGAGGCGAACAAGCTGATTAATGTAGGGCTTAATATCATAGATCATATATTCATCCCTAGCGTATTAATGGCTGTTGTAGGTTTCTTAGGACTTTGGTTAGACAAAAATAATAATGGTATTCCTGATAAATTAGAAGAGGAGGATAAACGATGAAAGTATTTATTAATCCCGGACATGATATTAACTTAGATAGTGGCGCAGTCAATCCTGTGTATGGTACACGTGAATGTGATGTGGCCCGTGATGCAGGCAAGATGTTGGCACGCTATTTGGAAACAGCAGGGTGTGAAGTTCGTACTCTACAAGATGATGATTTAGGCCTCGTATGTTCTGAATCTGATGCTTGGGGCGCAGATATCTTTGTATCACTTCATTGTAATGCGTTTAACACGCAAGCTAGAGGCACTGAGACTTTGTATAAGTCCTTCAACGGGCAACGATTAGCTAATGATATCCAAAGTCAAATCATCAGAAGCATTAATACAGTTGATCGTGGTGTTAAAAAACGTGATGACCTTTGGGTGCTAAATGGTACAGATGCAACTGCTGTATTAGTTGAAATGGCCTTCATTGATAACGAAGAAGACCATGCTATGCT